TTAGATATAATATCTTCTGTCCTATAGATATTATTCTCTTGGTCTAAATAATAGGCGATTCCATTAATATCTTGCACGACGACTTCTAATTTACGCATATTCTGATTGGCGGGGTCTACTTGTACAGAGCCATTTGGGATACCCTTGGTATGTGTCCCGCAGAATTCGTAGCCGTCTTTACGTTTACGTGTACATTGTTCTCCATTCGCGCGTTTAGCATTACATCGGTGTAGTGAGGGGATGGAATTCTTTACGCGTTTTTTATTATATAGGTCGTCTTTTTTGAATTCTAGGTTCTCGTATTCGTTGACATATTCTAGGACTTCGTTGAGTTTATCTTTTTCTGAGAATCCCAATTCGAGGGCTTTATCGATGATAGATTTTTTGAATGTCTCGAGATATTTGGAGGTTTGTTCGTTAATGCGCTTATCCATGATAGGGGTTGTTACGTAGTCATATAAAACATTTTTTGAATCAATTGTAGGGGAACCTACCCGTGGGTAGTGTCAGTGTGCCCCATTCGGGGCACATCGACATAGGTTCCCCCCACACCCCCCTCCCTTATTTTTGTATAAGGGTTAAAAGATTGTTCTCAATTGATCTGTTAGATTTATCTCACTTAAGATTTGGAATAGGATGACCCATAGGAACGTATTTTATTTTGTTAATGGGATCTTATATTTGAATTATTCAAATGTTTAAACCATTGTTCTCCATTCATCCGGTATATGTTTTGCCCTACCATCATACGGCACCGCATGTCCATTATCCAGCATCCATTGACTCAGATTCACCTTATCTAAGTATACATTCGCGAGAACACGGCCATATTTATCCATACCCATATCTGTCAAATAGACGATTTTATTGAAAACCATTTCATATAATGCATTCTGGGCTTTTTGTGCCAGTTCTTTTTCGATTGGGGATTTTGTCTTCATTTCGGGGCAATCGATTCCTCTAAGTCTTACCGAGAACCTATAAATAGGGGAATTATTGTGGTAGAAGAGTTTGGTTGCGATTATTATCGTATCCCCGTGATATACTTTGACTACTTTACCCCGATGTATTTGATGCATATATGGGACAGTATCTTTATATGTGATATTATCGAGATAGTCGTCATTCGTATATCGATTACATATTTTGACATCGCGATTACCTTGGGTTCTTACGGCGTTCGTATTAAAACAACAAAACATGATTTTTCTATATGACAATATAACGTCATATAGAATCAATTCAGGGGCAGGGGAACCTGCCCGTGGGTAGTGTCAGTGTGCCCCATTCGGGGCACATCGACATAGGTTCCCCCTCCGACCCCCTCCTTTTGCTGCAAACTATTTATAAGACCATTAAAAATGCCAATAAAAAATATCATATAAGGTTATTATTTATAATTCTATTTATAAGACAAATGATTTGGTTTCATATAATGTCATATAATGCAAAATATTAGAACATTTTATAAACCGTTTTGAAAACATCTCCTGCCTCTTGTGCCGCGACTCTCAAATTCTGTCTCACTGTATTCTTATCCGTCTTCATCAAATAGCCCACACGGATTATACTATCCGTATTATGAGGATGTGTTTTCGAGAACCCACAGAAATTCAAGAGTTTTTCGTCCCCCGCGTAATATTTATCATATAGGATATATTCGATCACCTTACCTAAGGTATAATCCTCGTTCTCTAAAGTAATATCGTACGAATTCTCTATAGTAGTCTCGCTAATTTTTATAGGTACCATATCCGAATCTGTGGCTAAAACCAAGGCGTCCATTTTCTGTATCAAGATCTTACATGCCATCTTGACAATATCTTTATTTGACAATACACCCACGGTTTGTACCACAAAATCGAAACTATTTTCCTTGAATATCCTCTGTGCGTCCAATAGATAGAAATTCTTTTTATGGAAATCGATTTCTACTTGACTCAATTCCTCTGATTGGAGTTTCGCCTCCTGTTTCTCCCATTCGGATTCTACGCGTTCTACATCGATACTATTCCCATACGAGCATTTTGATACTACGCTATAGATCGAATTATCGGCAGCGGACTTAACGGAAAACTCTGCAGTGAGTTGAATTTCTTCCCCTGGGATAGTATCCCCAATCTTAGGTCTCAGACGGATAAAGTCGCAATAGTATTGAGTGAGTTCGTTTTTGGGGAATATACGAGATACTTCGGCTTCTGTCACATAGTTATCGGTCGACTTATTCTTTATACGGAAATCGCCACTTGTCACATAGATAATATTCTCCGTATCATTTTTATGGGACAATTCGAGGATATAGTTTCCGGGTAACTGTTCTAAATCGGTAGAATGTACAGGGATACATGCTAATCGATGTTTGACGATTTCGTTATGTAGTCGGCCAGTATTTTTTTGGATTTGGACTTTTTCTTCTTCTATGGCGACTGTGGGAATATCTCGAAGGATTGTTCGCCGGAGGGCATTTGCCAAGGATAGGTCGATATTAGAAAGGGTGAATCTGTATACGTCGTGGTCTTCGGATATTTTCGAAATAGTTGGGTTCATGGTCAGATAGATATATTGTGTTCATATTATTTTATATGACTTTATTAGGATCAATTTTATTCTTTCTGGTGGATAGTGTCTTATAGAAAAATGCTATTTTATTTTTGAAATAATCGCAAAATACGAGGAATGTAAATGTAAATACGGTGGCATTACCCAACTCTTTTACTCTCTTATGTTCGAACCCTTCGTAGCCATCTAATGGGAAAGGTATGAGTTCGACTAAATTCCGGACTATATATATGAGAACACCATAGAACCAAATAGATAAGATCATTTCAATATAAATTCTCCATATTGGTTTTTTGGATTCTTTCTTTTCGTCGAATTTACCGATGACATCATCCACGATAAGTGCGATGACGATAGAAAATACCACGTATATGACAGTAATATATCCTATATCGAGTATTTTTATTGATCGCATTAATACGTCGTTCTCGAATGTTTGTTGATTTTTCATATATTATATTATATGAAAAATAATGGGAGGGGCTACTATTTATGAAAAAAATCTCTATTTATTTGGAATGTATGATATGGTTGTCGCGGTAGATCGCTTAGAACTGGCGCCCAGTGTTTAAAATCGGGGTATTTTCTTATATGTTCCGAGGCATCAAAATCGCGGCCACAGGCGGAGCCGAATCGTCCTATAAAGGATAATTTACGGGCCATCTTCGATGTGGTGATTTTGGCATCCGTACATCCAAATGGATAGAATGCGGGACGGTTCGTATGTTCTGGATCTAATTCGGTATGTTTACATATGCTACGCGAATTCATATGGACGCGATTTTCATATGGGTCATAATGATCGGCGAGTATGAGTTTCGCCGTATATGCGTCGATTTTCCCGTAATATTTTTCATTCAGGAGGTGATTGAGTCTTATATTTCTAGCACCCGTAGATTTGGTAATATCGGTTGAGGCCGTATCCGTTGTTTCTAATAGTCGGACTTGGGGATCTATTGCTGAATTCATCCCATAGTAAACCCCATTATGGGTACGTTTGACGGAATGTGTTTCCAACCCCAATTCAAATAGCATAATTTCATTTGTATTTATATTACCCAACTGCCAAGAACATGCGTAATCACCTGCGTTATCTTCCAACATGATTTCGACGTATTGGTCGAGGCTAGTCCCATACTGCATTGCTTTACGGATTCTACAGAAAAAAGGATTACCGAATCTGGGTTTATAATTAATAGCGGAAATAGTGGTCTCACAACCCACGATTCCCGTTGAACAGATGAACCAATCGGATACGCTTGCTACGTATCCTGGACATATTTGCATGACGAATGGATAGCCCGTAGTGGGAATTATGTATATGACAATATTATGGAGGGATGCAGTAGCGAAATCAGTATGCGTAGTATGTCCTATAACAATATCACCATTTTTGGTGGCATCGCCAGTGGCGATAAATGCGCTACATCTTTCGTTTTCTAGTGAATCTCTCTTTTGAACACCATTTTTTTCTAGTGAATCTCTCTTTTGAACACCATCTTCGGTAGAACCTTTTTTGAACTCGCCATATAGGGACATATAGGAATTCCATGCAACCAAAAATGCCACAGAGACATCGACACCGCAATGACGGGCACCGGCCGAGATACCCCGGATTTCTTCGTATATCTCCTCGTCCTTTCGAATGATTGGCATAATAATTCTATTTGACACTTTCAAGTATTCTTTCATGGTAGTATGGAGAACATGTTTTATTACGAAAGGTAGGATTTTTTTGACCCGTTTCAATTCGTCACATAGAAGATATCCATGGGCAAAGCCCCTCTCAAATGGATCGCCGTATACGTACAGCGTTTTCCAGCCATCTTTTTCATCGATGATAGTACCACATATACCGGTATGTCTTTGAATAATACATCTTTTACCAGTCTGTCTTTGAGTGGTACATTTTTTCTTCGTTATTTTGATTTTCTTGGTTTTATTATTTTTAGATTGCATTCTAATATATATGACGAAATGTTCTCGTAATATATAAATTTATGCGATAAGCATAACACCCAATAAAAGGAAAAAGAGTACAAATGGAAGGAGAACTAGAAGCCACGAGAACCAAGTGGCACCCGCGCGGCAGAAAAGGTTCAAGATCCATGTCCAAAATAGAATATAAACAATCTTTATAGCGAAAATCATAGATACACTTGTAACACCACATTCGAATGCACCTAAACAATATACGTTCGTATTACCGGCATTTTGTATTGCCATAATTATAATTGCAATTACAGAAATCACCAAATAGATATATGCAGGAGTGCATAATTTCAATAGACCAGCAGCCATTATATCATATATGCCTAAATTAAATATGGGTTATTTGGCCCATATCCAGTATTAGAAGGACCATTATAAACCGCATTATCACCTATTTGACCATTCGCCGTTGCAATAGAGGCGGCATTATACGCACCTTGTGTTGTACCAAAAGAGAGAATAGGATTCGTTTGTGAATTGAATAAACTATATGGGATAACTCCACCTTTTATCGCCTTTTTTGTTCTCTTCGTTTTCTTGACTTTCTTGGCTTTCTTCGATTTTCTTTTATTTGACTTTTTGGCTTTCTTCGATTTTCCTCCGCGTAAATTTGCGGAAATGTACGGAGAAGAATCAGTAGTGTATTTATATGAATCTAAAGAATCGTTATTATATGTATGCGCATTTCCGCCTTTTGTAAGGGCACCAGGTAGAGAAACAGCATCTGTCATATAGGAATTAACTTTCTCGTTCATAATTTCATTTGGGTTACCTCCTTTTTTATGTTTAGAAATTCTCTTTTTTCTACCTCCACCAGTGGATGACATATCTGCTAAATTACGCGCAGAAATTGAATTACCATCGGGGCCAGTGGATTGGGGGTCCGTTGCTGTTCCAATAGAAGAATTATATTGATAATAAGAATTATCTGGTAAAGTATTTGGTGTAAAGGTGGCGGAATTCAAGAATCCACCGCCGGTCATAGGTTGTCCTATAGAATGACTTGCATTACAACCGCAATCGCCGCCTTTTATTTTACGAATTTTTCTACGGGATGGCATTCTTTTATGGGTATATAATTATCCGATAAAAAAGAATTATTTATATTTTTATCGTATAGGATTTCATAGAGGTCATATAAGGGGGTCATATAGGATTATTATTCAATATCGACGTGTGTAAGCATATTTGTTATTCAATATCGACGTGGGTAAGTATATTTGTTATTCAATATCGACGTGGGTAAGAATATTTGTTATTCAATATCGACGTGGGTAAGCATACTTCGTCGGCAACAAACGTTCGTGATACGTAAATCGTCTAATACTTGACCCTCGGCCGTTTTATCGACATTATCTTTTGTCAAATAGACAATTTTATCAGGATTCACACCCTTGGCGATTTTAATACGCCTACATTCATTTACGAAGAACCGATATTTATCGGCGAGAACCATATTGCAAGTAAAACAGCGAACGGGTATAATCATCGTAATATAATATATACTGTATTATTTTTATATGACATTAAGCATCAATTTTATTGTCACATAATATTATAGTCATATAGGAATGAATATAAAAATCAAAATGTTAATCGGGGTTCTCATCATATGGGCTTTAGTAGTCGGATTCGCATATGATACGAAAAAACGGGCCGAAAATAGCAATAGCAAAGACGGAGTCGAAGGATTCGTATCTAGTATAAATGGTATTATTACCGATAATTCTGGGAATATTTTGACTTGTCCAGCGAGCAAAATAGGAAAAATGGTAAACGGCGGGCTATGTATAGACCTCAGTTATGTGGACCAATATGGCAATATGCGCACAGGTCAAATAGTATCAATCTATCCCAACTATTATATAGACCCGAGTAGCAGGGTTTTACAGCCCGTTCCATATGGATTTATGCCGAATGCGAATCAAATAGGAATTACTCCCAAGACGAGAGTGGCGGCATATGACGTTAGTGCGAATAGTATGGCGGTTACGGCCGATGGGAACATATATAAAAATTTCCAGGGGAATTTAGATAGTATCGTGGACTATCACGATAAATATGAGGAGGGGGGCTATGCCCCCGATGGTGGAGGATTACCTATAGGACAAATGTGGGCGAAAGATGCAAATGGGAAATTGACTTTTGTCAGTATATTTGATAGTAGTTTCAATAATCCCCTTTATTATGAGCCGGGTGCATATAAATACGGTGCGGCGAATTATGTTCCTACGTATGAAAATAGCGTATATTTGAGTAATCTAGCGAATTATAGTCAAATAGCGAATATTACATTGGCACCTGCGACATCGTCGAGTTTAGGTGTTGGATTTTGTAATTCGGCGAAAACATTGAATGAAGTTGATGCGACATGCAGTGGTCTAGATAGTAATACATGTAGTTCAATGGCGTGTTGTAATGTATTAGAAGGGGGGCAATGTGTAGGAGGGGATAAAACGGGTCCTTTTTTCCCGGATTCTATTTCGGGAATAGTGAACCGCGATTTCTATTATTATCAGGGAAAATGTTATGGTTCTTGTAACAGATAGGGTGAAATGTTATGGTTCTTGTAACAGATAGGGTGAAATGTTACGGTTCTTGTAACAGATAGATAGTTTATCAAGGTGAAATGTTATGGTTCTTTTAACAGATGGACGAAGGGTCATATAGAAATTATTCTATATGACAATTAAATAGTATCATATATTAGAATAAAATGAAATATAAGGGATTTATACTCCTAGCAATAGTTTTTTTCATATGTTCTTTAGGTATTAATCTCTATTCTTACTACGAAGAACTATTAGAAAAGGGTAAAGAAGAACAGAGAGAAAGCGAGGAGGAAGAGAAAATCGAAGGATTCGCGATATCACAATCCGGTATTATGTTAGATGGTAGTGGAAAAATATTATTATGTAGCACACCTCAAAAGAGCCAAAATGGCGGTAAATGTATGGACTTAAGTTATATCGATCAGAATGGTCAAATAAAGAGTGGTGTTAGGGCAGTAATATATCCGAATTATTACGTAGATCCGGCGTCTGGTATGTTACAACCTGTCCCATATGGGTATAAGGCAAATGCACAACAAACCGGATATTATGCGAATTCTACTATTGCATTAATTGAAACGTCCAATAATACGTTTACACCACCTCCTAAAATACAAGATACTAATCCTAGTACGAATTATAGTGCGTCTTCTTCTGTCCAATATAATAAAGGATATAAACCCGCGGATGATTCTAATGGTCTACCCCCAGGGAAAATGTATTTTCCGAATGGGGATGGAACGGTATCTGTAGTAGATATCGCTACGTATGACCAATCAACACGATACTATGAGACAGGTACATATAATGCGGGTCCGCGGAATTTTGTTCCGAATTACGAACCAACGGGTTTTTTAAGTACGCTAGGTTCTCAAAATATCCAGGACTATAAGAATAAAGATCCGATCTATTTAGCAGGTGCACCTATTGATAGTGTGTCATATAAAGATTTAGATACATTATATAGTAAAGACCCTGCGAGATTAGAAGCCGCATGTAATGCGATGGATCCTTTTGTTTGTGCATCTTCGACTTCATGTGCGCTATTAGGTGGTCAGAAATGTGTGAGTGCGGATGCGAATGGTCCTATAATGAAATCGAATTATAGTGATTATTTGATTACGAATCGGGATTATTATTATTATCAGGGGAAATGCTATGGTATGTGTCCACCTATACCGACGACTCCTGCACCGACAACTGTCGCACCGACGACGGCGGTTCCTACGACTGTCGCACCCACGACTCCTGCACCGACTACTATCGCACCGACGGCGGTTCCTACAACGGCGGTTCCTACGACTGTAGGATCGTCGATACCTTCACCTTCGAGTCTTATACCATCGATGCCTTCGCCTTCGAGTGTTATGTAGTCGACCATTTTACCTACGACGTCTGTACCAATGATACCTTCTTCGTAAAAATATAAATTGTCATATAGAAATATTATCTATATGACATTAGAATGTGCTATTTGCTATGAACCATTTATTATGCCTTGTGGGATAGAAGAAGGTATAGATGATTTTAATAAACGTGTATGTGATAAAGCAGCAGAATATATAGAATCATATGATGTGTCAGATAAAAGAAAATGTCGGCAAATAAAATACCAATTATTAAAAAAGTATTATAGTCGGATTTGGTTTCCTACATATAAACAATATGAATGTTCTACGGTGAATTGTGATACTATTATATGTGGCATATGTGTAAAAAATATTGAATTTAAGTCATATAGTATAATATTTAAATGTACTCATTGTAGGCTATATGATTGGAAGGCTTATATGAAAAAATATGTATTTCCGGAGTTGATTATGATATGTTTATCTCAAACGACGGGAAATGGTCTTTTTTCTATGAGAGAACTTGCGACGGCGGGTTTTCTTTGGTAGGGTTTTCCCTCCTTCTCCTTTAAATTCATAACCATTTTCTGTAGAAACAATTCCAATAGTTATAGTTAAACATTCTTCTATTACTAAAATCACACTATAAACAACATACTTAGGTAGAATGGTTATAAAATTATTTTTAAATAATAATATTTGTCTTTCATCATCATCATGTTCAATAAAAGATTGTCTTTTATGAAATTTGTTAAACAAACTGTTATCATATGTTTGTTTAATATTTGAAAACATTGAATTTCCTCCTCTTTTATTTAATTTTTTATTTTTTATTTTCCCTCCGATTTTAAATTCAGGTCTATTTAATAAATCATTAACATCTTTTTCTAATTCCGGATGTCTATCCTTATATTTATCAATATCTATTAAAAAATCCATAATATCAATATCTTTAAGAAAGATGCCTGTTTCGTTGCTTTTTTTTAGATCATTTTCTCTAAGTTCTAATTTTCTACGGATTTCATTTCTTAATTGATCTGAAATTGATTTATAATCATTTTTCTTATTTTTAATCCATTCTAATACACAATCATTTATACACTTCTCTCTTAATTCTTTAGTAGTTGATTCTAAATTCATTTGTTTACATTTATTTACACAAACACTTTTGGATAAATTTTTAAAAATATCACTATATATTGGATGATCTAATATATTTTTTTTTAACTTGTCCGCATATAATATTTTTGAAACTACAACACCTGTGTTACTAAATTGGGTTCTGGGTTCTGGGTTCTGGGTTCTGGGTTCTGGGTTCTGGGTTCTGGGTTCTGGGTT